AAGAAAGCAAAAAATCAGTTGAAGAGCACTTAAGAGAGTACTCAGAAATGGTAAAAGCATCTGCAGGCGGCGATGATGACAAATCAGCAAAGTCTCCAGTAGCGGCAAAAGGCGGTTCGGCTCCAAACGCAAGTGCAGTGAAAACTGACACTAAAGTTGAAGCAGGCGGAAACGTTGCGGCTCCTAAAGCAGATACTACGTCATATGCTAACAGAGGCGGTAAAGGTAAAGTAAAACCAATGCCTGCTCCAAAGCCAGAAATGAATGACGGCGCGGCTAACAAAACTTCACCAGTAGCAAAAGGATAATTTGATTAGATGATGCATCTAAGAGAAAATCTTACATTTGACCAAGCAGGATTAGTGCTTGAATCTAACGGAGAAGACGGCAAAGACCTATACATGAAAGGAATTTGTATTCAAGGTGGTGTGAAAAACGCTAACGAAAGAATATATCCTGTAAATGAGATAGCAAAGGCAACAAAAACTCTGAAAGATCAAATCACAGGCGGCTATTCCGTGCTTGGTGAAGTTGACCATCCAGAAGATCTTAAAGTTAATTTGGATCGTGTGTCACACATGATTACAGATGTTTGGATGGATGGCCCTAATGGATATGGTAAAATGAAGGTCTTGCCTACTCCAATGGGAAAATTAGTAGAAACAATGTTAAATTCTGGAGTGAAACTAGGTGTTTCATCTAGAGGATCCGGAAACGTAAACGAGTCAACAGGCGAGGTTAGTGATTTTGAAATTATAACCGTCGACGTTGTGGCGCAACCTTCGGCACCTAATGCTTATCCAACACCAATCTATGAAGGATTACTGAATATGAGAGGTGGAGCAAAAGTGTGGGATGTTGCACAATCTGTATCGCAGGATTCTGCGGCACAGAGATACCTTAGAGAAGGGGTATCGAAATTAATAAGAGACCTCAAAATTAAGTAGAGGAGAAACCGATATGTTAGAAGCACTAGAACCATTGTTAAACAGCGATGTTGTCAATGGCGACACTAAAAAGGCTATCGAAGAAGCATGGGAATCTAAAATAAAAGAAACTCGTGACAATATCGAGGCTGAACTTCGTGCCGAATTTGCTAAAAGATACGAGCACGACAAAGGCGTAATGGTTGAATCACTTGATAAAATGGTCAAAGACGGACTTGCTAAAGAGATCGCGGAATTTAAAGAAGACAAAGAACTTCTTGCTAAAGAACGTGTGAACTATAAAAAGTCCATTGGCGAACATGCTAACGTTTTGAAATCATTTGTTTTCGAACAACTTAAGAAAGAAATCGCTGAATTACAAGCAGACAAACAAACAGTCGCTGAAAACTTTGCTAAATTAGAAGAGTTTGTGGTGACTAAACTTGCTGAAGAGATCAAAGAATTTGATCAAGACAAGAAAGACGTAGTGGAAACTAAGGTCAAACTTGTTGCTGAAGCAAAGAAAAAGTATGCTGAAATGAAAGCGAACTTTGTTAAACGTTCAGCAAAAGTAGTTGAAACAACAGTTGGCGCAGTACTTAAAAAAGAACTTGCACAACTAAAAGAAGATATTACTAAGAGCAGAGAGAACAACTTCGGAAGAAGAATGTTCGAAGCGTTCGCAAGTGAATACACCAGCAGTTATTTGAATGAAAAAGGCGAAGTAAATCAACTGATCAAACAAATGGCGGCGAAAGATGCAGAGTTAGAATCCGCTAACAAACTTCTTTCAGAAAAAGACAAGGTGATTGAGGCTAAAGATACAGAAGTTGAAGTAGCCAAAGATCAACTGGAGCGAAGCAAGGTCATGGATCAAATCATGTCACCTCTATCAGGAGAGAAACGTGAAGTGATGTCAGATCTACTTCAAACTGTAAAAACTTCTAAATTGAAAGAATCTTTCAGCAAATATCTTCCAGCAGTAATGGACAATGATGTCAAGGAGAGAGCAAAAATTCTCAACGAAAACAGAACTGAAGTTACAGGAGATAAAGTTGAAGACAATTCAAAAGAAGTTGATGCAGGCATCGAACAGATGCGAAAATTAGCAGGTATTTAAGGGGAAACTAAAATGTCAAATACACTAATTGAAAATAAATGGACAGAAACTAAATCAGCATTGATGGAAGGTCTGTCTGGAACTAAATCAAAAGTGATGGATGTTACTCTAGAAAATACACGCAAATACTTGGCAGAACAAGCAACTGCTGGCGCAACAAGTGCCGGTAACGTAGCAACTCTTAACAGAGTCATTCTACCAGTTATTAGACGTGTAATGCCAACTGTAATTGCAAACGAAATCGTAGGTGTACAACCTATGACAGGTCCAGTTGGTCAAATCCACACTTTAAGAGTGAGATATGCAGATGCTAACAGCACAGCAGGTATTGTTGCTGGAGACGAAGCATTATCTCCATTCACTATTGCTAACGCATATTCAGGTAATGAATTAGCAAACGCTAACGCGAAAGCGGCGGCTACTGCTTCACTTGAAGGTGCGCCAGGTAACAGATTAAACATTCAGGTGTTAAAACAAACTGTTGAAGCAAAAAGCAGAAAACTTTCTGCTAGATGGACATTTGAATCGGCACAAGACGCTCAAGCACAACAAGGCTTAGACGTTGAGGCTGAGATAATGGCGGCTTTAGCACAAGAAATAACAGTTGAAATTGATCAAGAAATCTTAACTTCATTAAGAGCACTACCTGGATCAGCAGAACTTACATACGATCAAGCGGCTGTAAGTGGTACTGCAACATTTGTTGGTGACGAGCATGCGGCTTTGGCTGTACAAATCAACAGAGTTGCTAACTTAATTGCACAAAGAACAAGAAGAGGTGCAGGTAACTATGCGGTGGTATCACCATTTGCATTAACAATTTTACAATCTGCAACTACTTCTGCTTTTGCAAGATCAACTGAAGGTACTTTTGATGCTCCAACTAACACTAAATTTGTTGGTACATTAAACGGTGCAATGAGAGTATATGCTGATGCTTATGCGTCAGACGGTACTTCTGTACTTGTAGGATATAAAGGTCCATCAGAAACTGATGCGGCGGCATTCTATTGCCCATACATTCCGCTAATGAGTTCTGGTGTTGTACTGGATCCTAGCACTTTCGAACCAGTAGTAAGTTTCATGACAAGATATGGCTACATTGAATTAACAAATGCAGGTTCATCTCTTGGTAATGCGGCTGACTACCTAGGTTTAGTTGCTATCACTAACGGTAACGTAAAATTTGCATAATTTGTAAATTTAAACAATCAAGGGCGGCTTTGGTCGCCCTTTTTTTATGACTTTTTCCAATAAATACTTCAACTCAAGTGCGCCAGCAACATTAAGGTTGTTGGACTTATGCGGTACCCTCCGCGTAGCAACTAGAACTTGCATTGGGCTCTTTATAAGGAGAAAACAAAATGGGAAGACCTCTCAAAATACAAAAAGGTAACATTCAGGACAATGGTGGTTCGTCAAACGGACACACAACTGGTGGTTTAGGTGGTTCAGGATCTGGATTGATCGAAGTAACAGGAGCATTCTTTACTTCATTAACAGGACTTGACTCAACAATCACAGTGTCAACTGCGAATGGCCTTTTTATAGCAAAACAAAAATCAACCAAAAAATTTAATGTTTCAGGTACAGCAGTTGACGGATCAACTACTTCTACTGAGGCTTTAACACTCACAGCGAAGGCACCAGGTTCACTTGCTTCAGGTGAATTCTGTGTACAAGCAATTGGTGATGATTCAACTGTATACTATGTTCACAAATTCCACAACAGAGGATGTTCAGTGTCATCAGACGCTGGAAGTTCATTCAAATTCTTTGGAATGAGTGTACTTGCTGAAGGCACAGATGAAGGACAAGCAGATTCCGGATTCGTAAACGTAGATACACAATAATTAAATTTATAAAAGGGCGGGTGTACTCGCCCTTTTTATATGAGCATAAATAATACAAATGAGTACCACAAGAGCCAAATCACCATATAAACTAGAAGTCACAAGTAGTGACGGCAGTCAAACAGGATCGGCTCTCACAGCAGAAGTAGACAACAACGGTGTAGTTGATGTTGAGATTCCAGGAAACTTAACTGTAAGTGGTACCACACAATACAACGAAACAACAAACTTAAAAATTGAAGATGCACTGATCGAACTGAACAAAGGTAACTCAGGTGGATCAGATGAAGATGCAGGTATATTGGTTCAAAGAGGCTCAGCACTTAACAATGCCGCTTTTTATTGGAATGAAGGCGAAGACAAATTCAAAGCAGTGTTGACAACATCAGAAGCAGATGCAACTTCAGTAACTGATAGCAGTGTAGCAACCATTGTGGCAAACATTGAAGGCACAGTGTCAGGCGGTGTTACATTTGATGGTGTTGCATTTGACGGCAATGAAATCAACTCAAAAAGGTCCAACGAAGATCTAATACTAGGCACTTCTGGCACAGGACAAATTGTAATGAATGCCCCAGTTAACTTTGGACAGATCACTATTGAAGGCAACGAAATATTTTCAAACAGTTCAAATGCTGACGTTAAAATATCAGCAAACTCATCAGGACACATACACTTTGATGATGTGACCAAACTCACAGCACAGGGTGGAGATCCTGCGGCAATCACAGGTATTACACACCTATATGCCAAAACACAATCAGGAGGCGGTACTGGTCTCTTTTATGTAAATACATCTAGTTCAGGTGAACTGGTAAGTAAAGCGAAAGCACAAATTTTTGGATTAATATTTTAAATGGCAATATCGAATAATTTATTAGGATCTACAGCAACAGCACTTGTAACAGGATCATCAGGTGGCACAGCAGTAACGGTTGTATTCTTTTGTAATAACAGTGCCGACACTGCCACTATCGATGTGTTTGTAGCACAAAGTGGCGAAGGCGCAAAAGATGGAGATGGTGGAGATTCAACTACTGATGCAAACATCATACTCAAAGAAATTACTATTACATCTAAAGACACATACATCTTAGATACTGAAAAGATTATTCTTGGCAGTGGTGATAGATTACTGGCTCAAGCGGCAGATTCTTCAGGACAAGTGGTTGCAACAGCATCATTCTTGAATCTATAATGTCTAAGACTGTTAAGACAGGAATAGACGCAGGTCTTCAAAGCGGATTTGTAAAAGGAGGTCCAACAGGATCTTTTAAACTACCAACAGGCACAACTGCTGAACGTGACGCTTTTACACAAGCAGGACAAATAAGATTTAATTCACAAACAAACTTTTTAGAATTTTTTAATGGCTCAGCATTTGTACAATTACAAGGTGCCACTAACGCCAAGCAT